GACTGGACTTCAATCCAGCCGCCGCAAAAAAACAAGTACGGGATAGGGGTGTGCAACGAATTCGCGTGCCTAATCGGGAAAACGCCTTGGCCATTCTAATAGAGGTAACATGAGCGAGACCGCAAAACATAGATCGTTATTCCTGCCATACTGCATCGGCAACGGCCTTGATATCGGTTATGGTGGCGATCCTATCGTTGAGACAGCCATAACCCTTGACCAGGCGGACCGGTATAGCTTTGAAGGCGATAAGCCACAGAACATCACTGCCGACGCCTGCAGCCTGTATATGTTTGCTGATAATTCCCTTGATTATGTGTATTCCTCACACTGTATCGAAGATTTCAGGCAAACGGCGGGGGTGCTACAAGAATGGGTCAGGGTAATAAAACCCGGCGGATTCCTGTGCCTATTGTTCCCTGATGAGCGAGTTTACAGGGAGAAATCCAAGACCCCGAATATTGCGCACGTCTATGATGATTTCGGCATGGGATTTGTGATTGATCGACTGCCGGCGGATGTTGATATTGTGGTTTCGCTGGAACTATTTGAAAACGATGATTACAATTGTGCGCTGGTGTTACAAAAATGCTAGTGTTGCTGACAGCCACAGGGATGAGGCCGGAAGCGTGGGCAATCTGCGAACGGCTGATGATGGCGCAAACGTTCACGGGGCCGGTGCGGTGGATCATCGTGGATGATGGGGAAACACCGCAGCCGATAACCTTCCGACGCGAAAACTGGATTATCAATCTGATTTGTCCTGAACCAGTATGGCAACCAGGGCAGAATACACAGGCGCGCAACCTGATGGCGGGACTTGAACGCGTAAGGGATTATGAACGGCTTGTGATTATCGAAGATGATGATTTTTATGGACCGGAATACCTTGCTGACGTTGACAACTGGCTAAAAACTGCTGACTTGGTGGGCGAACCAATGGCGCGTTATTTCAACGTGGCAACCGGGACCGGCAAGCAGCTGCAAAACAATACTCATTGCAGCCTGTGCAGCACGGCAGTGAAGGGGCCGGGGCTTGTGGCCTTCCGTCAAGCGGTAGCCAAACACAAAAAGTTCATCGACCTGGAACTATGGCGCACGTTCAGGGGCAAAAAAATCATCTCCAATACCCGGCACGTTGTAGGAATAAAGGGTTTGCCGGGGCGGGGTGGCATCGGTTGCGGCCACAGAATGACCGGTGGCGCTCAGTCAATCGGCATGTTGCGGGAGTGGATAGGGGATGCCGCGGGAATTTACGGGTACTGATTATGTCTGACACCATATCATACAGCCTCCAGGGCGTTGACGAATTGCTTGCAAAACTCGACTCTATATCGTATGATTTACGGCGTAAAGGCGGGCGGTCTGCGTTGCGTAAAGCGGCAATGGTTGTGGTTAGGGAGGCGCAGTCAAATGCATGGCGGATCGATAATTCAGACACAGCGCAAGCTATCCACAAAAACATCACTTTGCGGTGGGCTACAAAGCGTTATCAAGCCGCAGGTGATTTAGGTTTCAGGGTTGGCGTTTTGGGCGGCGCAGTTAATCAACACATTGCGCGTAACGTCGGCGAGTTCAAGGGCAAGGGCAAGGATAATCCTGGCGGAGATACTTGGTATTGGCGGTTGGTCGAGTTCGGTACAGAGAAAATGAGTGCACAACCATTCATGCGGCCTGCTCTCGCAAACCACACAGACAAAGCGACGAACGTTTTTCTCACTGAATATTCAAAATCAATAGACAGGGCAATACGCAGGGCATCAAAATCAAGCGGGGGCAAATCTGGGATGAGAACAACACGAGGTCACTAAGGGAGGATAATATGTTTGAAGGAATGAATACAGGCAAAACTGACGACAATGGCTGCATGATAAAGTGCGGTGACAGGGTTGAGTTATTTCAGCACAAGGAAGCGTATAGAGAAACGACCGCTCAGGACGGATGGGGGCGCGATATTGCGCTGTGTCGGCACGATCAGCGAGATATTCCTGCCCGGGAAAAAACGATTCGCGGAACGGTGGTATATAGTCCAAAATTCACTAGCTTTCTGGTAGAGTTCGATGATTATATGCTGGAAAGTGGGCGCAAAGACGACAGCCTTTATATGCTCGGGTACGCTATCAATCGCAAAAAAGACCGATTATTGGTTATAGGTAAATAATGTACGCTCCCCTGTTTGCCATAGCTTCCGCAAGCTCAACCGTAAAAGCCTTGATAGGGTCAAACCCTGTCAGGTGCTATCCTTTCGGTTCCGCACCCCAGGGGGTGGCGCTGCCGTATGTTGTATGGCAGTCTATTCCCGGACGTCCGGAAAACTATCTGGGAGATCTTCCTGACGTTGACAAATTCGGCATTCAGGTTGATGTTTATGGGATGACGGAATCATCTTCACGGGCGGTTGCTCAGTCACTAAGGGATGTAATAGAACCGGTGGCACATATTACGGCATGGCGGGGAGAATCTACAGACCCCGAGACATTACATAAACGATTTTCATTTGATGTTGACTGGTTTGTAAAACGATAACCGCAAAAAGGAGATTAAAATGAGCGTACTCACACAAGGAACAAAAGTTTATTTCATCGATCCGGATGACCTGTCTATCGTGGCGGTACAGTGTGCTACAGCATTCAATCCCGGTGGGCAGCCAGTGGACCAGATCGAGGACACATGCCTTGAAGAACTGATTGCGCGCACCTACAAAAAAGGGCTCAGGACTCCAGGGCAGGCGTCATTGACTGTCAACGCTGACCCTCAATATGCTTCCCACGTGCGACTTCATGAACTGTCAGAGGAAAGCACTGACAGGAATATCAAGTGGGCGGTTGGCTGGTCTGACGGAACCGCAGCGCCTACCGTTGACAGCGACGGGGACTTTGTTCTGCCTGCTACACGTACATGGTTCACGTTTGAGGGTTACGTTTCTGACTTCCCCCTTGATTTTGCCATGAACACCGTTGTTGTTACAGCGGCAACTATCCAGCGTTCCGGCGGTTCTGTCTGGACTCCGAAAACGCCTTAATCTCGAATACACCAGGCGGGCCGGTACGGCATAGGGCCGCATGCAGCCGGACATATATCTGACAACATAGGCGGCAGTGTATACAAGCAGACCGAAGTTAAACGGGAGCTACCTGCCGCCACAACATCAACCGGGGGAGTGATGCAACTCAACATCGAAAGTCTCAAAACCATAGGCGCATTTACCGGCGCTCCTGTTGAAAAGCAAATCAAATGGAAGCAAGGCGACGAAGAACACACGGCAACCGTTTTTATCCGGCCGCTCTCCTACAAATCAACGGTGTCCGACCTGCAGGCCGTGAACGACAAGAAAGACCCGGTAGCAACGCGGATTGCATGCAGCGTGTGCGACGAAACCGGCAAGCCGATATTTACCGCTGATGATATTACCGGCGATGCAGATCCCGAGCGCGGGGCGCTGGACGGCAACCTGGCAATGGCACTGCTTGCTGCAATCGCAGAGGTGAACTATCTGGGAAAGCCGACGAGCTGACCGATATTGATGAGTTTTGGCATGAACTCGTACTCTGCGGGGTAGGGGGCCGAACGATTGCCGAAGCACAAGAGCGGATCAGCTTTTCAGAGTTTCAATCGTGGATAAAATACTGGCAGAAACGGGGCGGCTTTAATATTGGGATGAGGGTTGAAGAATCTATCGCCGTATTAGCCGCTCTTTTTGCAAACAGCAAGACAAAGAATGGCGGTTTCAAAAGGTACGATTTCATGGACCACAAAGACGAACCCGCAATACCGCTTGAACAGGCAATGGAGAGCTGGAAATAATGGCGAATCTCGGGACATTAACGCTTGACCTCGTTGCTCGCATTGGTGGGTTCACCGGGCCTCTCGACAAGGCAGGCCGCGAATCCAAAAAGTTTTTAGACTCATTGGAAAAAGGGGCTAAACGCGCGGGCGCGGCCATCGGAACGGCTTCTGTAGTTGCGGCTGGCGCGGTTGCCCTATTCGTTAAAAACTCGATTGATGAGGCCGATGCAGCAAGCAAGGCGGCACAGGCCACAGGCTTAACCGTTGAGGCTTTCACAGGGCTGTCATACGCGGCCAAGCTGGCAGACCTTGACACGGAAGCGCTTAAAAAAGGAATGTCCAGGCTTAACGTCGCAATCGGGGAGGCATCCACAGGCAGCAAAGAACAGGCGTCTCTATTCAAGGCGATGGGGGTTTCAATCAAGGACGCTTCCGGCAATCTCAGGACCGGCGACGAAGTCCTGAAAGACCTGGCCGAGAAATTCGCCTCCATGCCGGATGGAGTTGATAAATCAGCAACGGCTATCAAGATATTCGGAAAGGCCGGCGCAGACATGATCCCTTTCCTGAACGCAGGCAAGGACGGCATCCAGGAGATGATCACGGAGGCCGAAGCGTTGGGGCTGGTACTCACGACCACGCAGGCGCAGGCATCGGAACAGTTCAACGATTCCCTCACTACTCTCGGGCAGGTCACAAAGGGCGCGGCCAACAACGTATCAAAAGCACTGCTTCCCGCGCTGAACAGCCTCACAGGCATGATGATTGACGTTGCCAAGGATACCGGCACGGCTTCCGAATTTGGCAACATACTGGCGGGTGTTTTGAAGTTTGTTGCGTCAACGGCACTTGGCGGGGCCACAGCCATAATGAACATTGGCCGCGCAATTGGTGGGGTGGCCGCTGCCGGATCATTTGCGCTTGAGGGTGAATTCAAACTTGCCTATCAAACCATCAAGGCAATTGGAGTAGAGAACAGGGCGGCAACGGCCATTACTGACGAACGTATTAAAAGGCTGATGGGTGCCGACTACGAAACGGCTGGGAAGAAGGCCGCAAGAGTCGTCAATATTCTCGGGGCCGCTTCAAAGATTGCCGCCGAAAAGGTCGGAGAGGTAGCCACAAAAACCAAAGAGCACACGGGCGCGATTGAAAAACAGATTGCCGCGCTCCAGTTGCAGCTTGACACGTTCGGCATGTCTGAAACAGAGGCTAAATTATGGGGAATGTCAACGGATGGTGTTACCGGCAAACTGTTTGATAACGCTGAGGCTATTTTAGCCCAAATCGACGCACTCAAAAAGCAGAAAACAGACCAAGAAGAAATCACCGCAAACCTCAAAAATTATCAATCGCTCCTGAATGACTTACGGACCGATGAAGAAAAATACACTGATACCGTGCAGGAACGACTTGATATTATTGCCAAGGCTGGAAAAATGCCGACGGCAGAAGAAGCAGCAAAAATAGTTGGTTCAGGTGTGACTTCTGCGCCTACATTTGGCGGGGTTGATGCTGTTGTTGGTGGAGCTTCCGGTGAGATCGGCAAGATCGACGCGGCGCAGGCAGAGTTAGATAGATGGTATGAAACTGAAATGAAGAAGCAGGAAAAGAACCAAGAATTCAGGGATGCAGAAACCGAAATATTTAAAGCAGCTGAAGAAAAGAAATATGCAATTTTTGAAGAGTATCTAGCGAAAAAGAACGCTTTAGAGAAAACTCGGTTAAAAACACAGGAAGATCAAAACCTTGCAGCAATGCAGGGGGAAATCGCAATATACACGGCGGTCGCTGAGTCCATGACCGGCATAGTAAAAAACCTTGCCGGTGAAAACAGTGCAGCTTACAAAGCTATGTTCGCAGTCGAAAAAATAGCGGCGGCGGCGATGATTATTGTAAATACTCATGTGGCGGCATCCAACGCGAGAAAGACAAGCGGAAGTTTTTTAAGCGGCGAAATACTTGCAAACATGGTGATGATAGCCGGTTACGCTCAAGCCGGTATGGTCGCCGGAATGGGACTGGCCGGTATGGCTCATGATGGTATCGACTCAATCCCGCAGGACGGAACCTGGCTGCTGAAAAAAGGCGAGCGCGTATCGACTGCCGAAACATCCGCAAAACTTGACCGGACACTCGAAAGCGTATCAAAACAATCAACCGGCGGAGATGCTCCGATAGTTAATCTGTATGAGGATAAATCAAAAGCCGGGCAGGTTGAAACACGGCAGCAGGACGACCGGCGCGTGATTGACATTTGGGTTGCGGACCTGATGGGCGATGGCAAAGCACAAAAGGCTATGTCGCGTAAATTCGGACTGCAACCGGTGGGGGCATAATGGACTATCCTGCAATACTCCCGGCACCACTCAGGGCCGGTTACAATATCAATCCGGAAAACAATATCATCAGGACGCAGATGGTTTCCGGCAGGGCGCGGCAACGGGTGGCATATACATCCGTTCCGGCCTATGCGGATTTGTCATGGCTGTTCACTGCGCTTGAGGGTATGATTTTTGAATCGTTCGTTGCGGCGGCTGGTGGCGACTGGTTTATGATCAGCATCAAATCTCCGATTGGATACATTGCCCAGGAATGCCGATTCATGGAGTCCCCGCAAGGGCCGCAACTCGTTGGCGTTAATTTGTGGTCGTATAAAGCCAAAGTCGAACTCAGGGAGAAACCATCATTGGATCCATCATATGCGCTCTACTATCCCAGCATCATTTTGCAGCTAGATATCTTCGATCGTGCCATGAATGAGGCATGGCCACAATGAGCGTACTCGAAACCGTATATGCATCTGGCGGCGATATCATAATTGACACGCTGGAATTATCTTGCCCGGCGTGGTCATCGTCGATATTTATCTGCAACGGATTTGAAAACCATACCTGCATTGATGAGGATGATCGGGAGATTACTTTTATCGCCGCAGGTATCGCGGTTGCCCTGCCGAAGAAAAACAATTCAGGGGCGCAAATGCTAACGTTTGCGATCGATAACATTACCGGGGAGGCACAGGGGTTGATTGATGACGCTCTGGAGGCAGAGGAGCGCGTCACTTTAATCTATCGGGCTTTCCTTGCTTCCAACAAAACAGTACCGGCGGATACTCCATACAGAATGACGGTGTTATCAGGCGACATGCAAGGTTCAGTCATCCATATCCAGGCAGGGTTTTTTGACTTGCTCAACACGGCATGGCCGCGTGATAAATACACGGCGTCATTTGCACCAGGGCTGAAATACATATGAACCTCAATGACTACATAGGTAAAGAGTATGAGGACGGCGCACGCGGGCCTTTCCGATATGATTGTTGGGGTCTGGTCAGGGAAATCCGGCATGAGGTCTACGGCTTGTCGTTGCTACCCTCCCACGGCCATGTCCGGCACACGATGCCGATTGAATTTACCAGGGCATACCAGGAAGTCGCGAAGCAAATGGAGGTCTGCAATCCCGAGGTGGGCTCGGTTGCTGCTGTGTTCCGTGGCCGGGTATGCTTCCATGTCGCGGTTGTGGTTGAGATTGACGGAGATTTGGCAATTATGGAAATCAACCCGAATACCAACTGCAGGTGGTTAAGAATACCGGACTTTGAACGCAGATACCTGAAGGTGGTTTACTACCGATGATCAACATATATCCCTCAAAACTCGAAGGTGCGCCACTCGAAACGCATGTTTTGAAACAGCCAGAAACCATCCACGATTGGTTGCGCTCAACAGTCCCGAGTTTTTCAGAGCGGGAAGTCCATCCGATTTCCGTATGGGTAAACAACAGGATGATCGGATCGGCGAACTGGGCAACGACAACCATATCCCCGAATGACACCGTTGATATCTATGTTGAACCTGGCTATGGGATAGACTGGGTAGGCTGGGTTACAATAGCCATGTTTGTCATGTCTGCGGCTTCGATGGTTTACTCTCTCGTTGCCATGGGCAACATGCCGAAACTCTCAACGGGAGCGCCGGTAAAAGGCGACGCGCTTGATGAGGCAACGGCACGAGGGAACAAAGTCAGGCTGAATTCAATCATCAGGGAAATTGCCGGGACGTTCAAGGTCTATCCGGATTACCTCCTACCTCCCCATACCTATTTTGATTATGACTCCGACCAATGGATTGAAATGACGCTCTGCGTCGGCAAAGGTTCGTACACCATCCCCGAGGAGTCTGTGCTCGTTGGCGACACACAGTTTATTGCGATAACTGAAGATGTTGAATATGCGATTTATGAACCAGGCGAGGATTTGAGTGCTGATACAGCGGCTAGATGGTGGCACTCGGCAACGGAGGTTGCGGGAACATCAACCGGCAAAGCCGGGCTGGAACTCAATGCGACTTACGTAATCGGCACGGCGGCAACGGCTGAATCATACACGTTTGACGGACTGGTGATAATGATCCCCGAGGGGGCAGGGGAATGGCCTGCATGGCCGGTTGAATCGGTCATTACGATTGAGCAATTCCTTGACTACACTGTCACCGACGGCGGGAGCGATCGAGATATCATCTCAGGAGATTTTACAACCCTGGCACCGTTTGCCGGGATGATAATAGAGATTACCGGGGAGAACGAGGGTGATTACGTAATCAACGAAACCGACGGGTCCGGATACATCACGCTGGATTACGACAATGGTTCGCCTGTCAACGGTTTTTTAACCGGAACACGCCGGATGGCTATTGGATACCGAAATCAGCAATACGAAATCACTGCCATGATAACTAATGAGTATGATTTCAACAGCGATTTTAATCCGACTCGAGTAGTGCGGGATGAGATGCACGTCATCAGATTAACGGATGATGGAACTTATGAATCGGAATGGCTGGGATTTGCGCTGATAACGACAAACGACCCGGTCATCGCCATTGACGCATCCGGCCAAGAGGGGGAATGGGCGGGGCCGTTCGCGGCGTGCCCTGACGGGGAAGTTACGAGCACACTGGAATATGATCTGATGTTTCCCAGTGGATTAGGGAAGGTTGCAGCTTCCGGTGTAATAAACCCTGTAACTGTTCAGACAGAAATACAATACCGCGAAATCGGTACAACTGAGTGGTTGTCGGTAATCAAAACCATGACAGCCGCAACACTTGACCAACTTGGATATACCGAGTCTTTCGGTTTGGGCGATCCATACCGGCCGGAAGTACGTATGCGGAGAGTCGGCGCGAAATCCACGCTTACGGATACACAGGACACTGTGCAATGGTACGGGCTCAAATCCCGGCTGACGGCACCCTCCTCATATGCAGGCGTCACGACGATGACCGTGAAACTCAGGGGTGGCGACAGGATTTCCGCTCAGTCAGATCAGTTGATATCAGTCCAGGCTACCCGCAAACTGCCAACTCTGGTTGATGGTGCATGGACCGACAACGCGGAAACCCGCTCAATCGTGCCGTGGGTGTCGTACATTGCGAAATCGATGGGATATACTGACGATGACCTGTCTTTGGTGGACTTTGAGACGCTCGGGGCCGTATGGGATGCACGCGGCGATTATTTCGACATGTCCGTTGAGTCTGAAGGCACCGTTAAAGGCGAAATGCTAAACGCGCTGCGGGCGGGATTTGCAGAGTTGACGCTTGACCGTGGCGTCATCAAGCCCATCCGTGACCAGATCAGAACCGTCTATGAGCATATGTACACGCCTCAAAACATGGCCGAACAGTTGACCAGGAGTTTCCAGACCATCCGGCCTGATGAGTTTGACGGAGTTGACGTTGAATATATTGATGGGACGACGTGGGCAAAGGAAACGGTTGAATGCAGGCTTGATGGTGATAACGGTGCCAAGTCCGAAAAAATAACTCTTGAGGGTGTGACCGACCGGACACGGGCATGGCGTATCGGTATGAGGCAACGCCGGATGCAGAAGTACCGCCGGAAAACTTATAAATTCGCAACGGAGCTTGACGCGCTCAACTCCTCATATATGTCGTTTTGCGCTCTTGGGGACGACGTCCCAGGGTACAGCCAATCGTCAATCCTGATGGGTTATACTGCGCTATCAGGTGCTATTCAGTTACAGTCGTCAGAGCCGTTTGTGTGGGCGGATGGAGTTGACCATGTGATAGGCATACGCAAGCCGGACGGCACACTCTCAGGGCCATATTCTGCTACCAGAGTCAGTGATTATGTGATATCAATTCCAGAGTTAGATTTTACCCCGGATACTACCTGGGCTGTTGAACCTCCGCACCTGATTTTCGGGACCGTAACGAGATGGAGCTACCCTGTTTTGATATCCTCGATATCTCACAACGGTCAGAATAAAGTTGAGGTTGAAGCGGTCAATTACGATGCCAGAATATATGATGACGATGACAATATG